CGCCTGCGACGGAGGTGCCCAGCCGTACAGGCTCGCAAGGGTGTCGAGCGCACTTGTCTGCGTGGAGCGCAGGCCGGCGGTGTCGCCGCGGACCAGATCGAACTGGCGCGCGCTCTCAGCGGATGCCGCATCGGCGCCGTGCTGAGCTGCCTTGCCCGCCTGATGTGCGCCATAGGCGGAAGATCCGGCCGCGACTACGGTCGCTGCGGCAGCGGCCCATATTTCACCCATTACCAACCCTCACAATATCGGTGACGAAGTGACACGCCCAGATCATGCGACCGTTCTGCGGGTCAGTTGCAAAGCCGTGTCGAGGCACACGCGCATGAAATCTCGGCGCATCGAAAATAACCGCCCTGTTGTAGAGCCCGCGCACGAAGTCGAGCTGTTCCCAATGTTCATCAGAACCGTCAACCATCTCGTGCTTGAACTTATCGAACGCGTCGCGATGCCATTCCGACATCTCTGCAAACGACGGCATGTGAGTCATGCCCGTCTCGCGGTGACGGTAGAAGCCGGTTCCGCTCATATCGTCGTGTTGCGACAGGTACACGATGCACGTGAAGTCGCCGGACTCGCGGTCGCTGTGGACGTACGCGCCTTCCGTGTCCTCGTTCGTGACGCGAAAGAACATGCTGTTCGGGTAGACCTGTCGGCCCATCGCGTAGCACAGCGCGTGCAGCAGCAGCGAATGCTTGCCCCAGAAATTCATGCCGTCGTAAATCGACGAGCCGACCTCGCCCTTGCTCGGGCGCCATGTGCCGAAGCCGCTAGCAAGTGCACTCGCGCGCACGTCGTCGACGAACGGGGTGAAATTGTCGATGACGGTAATCACAACTCTGTCAGCGCCTGTTGCACAGCGGTCCAGCGCACGAAGTACTCCTCGACATCAGCGACCAGCTTTGCCTTTTCTTCGTCGAGAATCAGCGCACCGGATGCAAGCGCCGACGTGTTAATGCTGCGAGTCTTGGTCACCTCCGGACAGCCCTCGATCTCGCCCTTGAGTACCAGCCATTTCTGGTTCTCGTGCTCCGTTGGCAAAACAACGCGGGTGACTTGAACGCTCATGGAATTGGGAATCCCCCACCGCCTCCACCGCCGCCCCAGTTTCCGCCTGCAGGAGGCCCCGCTGCGGCGGGTGTCGTAACACTCCCGCAGTAGTAACGCCCGTTATCTGCGGTCACGAGGTTGGGGTTAGTGGTAGCCAGATAGTTGACAGCGCCGCCCTCATACTCAGGGTCATCGGCGTAGACAAAGTACTTGGTGCTATTCAGCAGGCCGGTGATGGTCCCGGAGTTGTAGCCCACGGGGCCGTAGCCGAACTGCACCGAATGCGCGGCGATGGCAACCTGAGCGAGACCGGCGCCGGAGTCCGTCGCCGTCAGCGGCTGCACGCTCTGCGTCGAAAGCTTGTTCGATGCGCTCACCAGCGGCAGGATGCGTTGATCAGTCGCCCGCGCCATCATCGACAAGATCCGGTAGTGCTCCGTCTTGTCCTGCTTGATCAGACGATTCAACTGGCGGTGAAACTGTTCGAGCTCGCGCACGTTTCGCGGCACGAATCCGGTCATGCGAACTATGCTCATGGATTGAGAAGCGCGCTCGTCAGCGTGCGACGAACGGGATCAGAGATGGCATAGCGGTAGACGCGATCCTTTGCAGCCCCAAGCCTTGCGAAGCGCACGCGAGTTTTAAACTGGCCCTGCCGGCCCATCGCGCGCCACTTCTCGCTGCTCCACTTACGCCCGCCATCGTCAGAAAATTGCAGCATGACTTTCGGGTCGGATCCCTGGCCGGTTGCAATACCGACGCCCGTCTCGAAACACAACTGAAGCACGTTGTGATGTAGCAGCTTGTCTTGCTCAGACACGGCAGCGGACGTGCACTCGCTGCGCATGACCGCTCCGAATTCGGAGAACGTGTCAGCCGTGAATTTCCCCAGCTTGTTCGAGTCGTCGTCTGCGACCAGGAACTTATCGAACGCCTGCAGCACAAACTTTCCGCGCCAGGTGTTCTGCAAATAGCTGTTGCGCTCGTGCCAAAGCTTCGTCTCGATGTCGTACAGCCAGCAGCCTTGGGCGAACTTGAAGGCAACGAACTTGTGCCCGCCCTCGGTCCAGGGAATGACGGTGCAGGTTTTGTCTGCGTAGCCCTCGACCTCTGCCTCGACCTGATGGTGAGACACGCGCACCGGCGTGTAGCCCTCCATCTTGTACGCGATCCCATCGTTGCCAAGGAAGTAGACGCCGTTGTCGCACTTGCCGGCAGCGCCCGACGACATGATCCCGTGCTCGATGAAGCCGGCCCCCGTCCGTTCGAGCGGGAAGTCGGCGTCTCCAGAGTTAAACCATATCTCCGTGGTCTCGCGGCCGAACAAAAACAGCTCGCGGTGATCGATGACACCCCACAGGACGTCATCAGGCGCGGCTTCGGCCGTCGAGAAGTCCAGCGCGTTCCAGTTCGCAGGGTCGAGGGGTCCAGCCACCCAGATACGACCGGAGAACGGCTCAATGATGACCGCATAGCCGTCGAGGTAGCCCACCCACGACGCACCCGGGAAATCGGGGTCAGTAACCGGCATGACGGTCGAACCGTCGTATACGAATATGGAAGGGTACGCGACGACGACGACGTTGACCCCGTCACCCATCATCGTGACGTCTTGAGTTCCGGGAATGGTCCCGAGACTCGTTGCCGTACCAGCAGAGCCGATGCGGTAGAGGCTCTTACCTGACACCACGAACGGCACGCCATTCACGACCGTCCCGCCTCGCAGCGGACCGGTGCCCACGGTTGCAAAGTCCGTGATGCCATACGAAGGCACGACATCGACCGATGACTTCGACGCAGGCGGAGCCGTCTCAAGGTAGCAATTCACCATCCGTTGCGACGAGACCGGCCGCGATCGGTGCGGCGCGCTCTGCACGCCGAACTGAATTTCCATCAGAAGAACTCTGTCTTGGCAGGGTTCGAGACATAGTTCTTTGTGAGTTGGCGTCTCAGCATCCGCTCTGCCAACGACGGCTGCGGCAGGTTCAGCGCACCGCCCGCGCGCAAGTCCATCAGCTTCTGGCCGCTCACACCGAACGCCGGTGCGATGTACGCCGCCAGCATCATCGTCAGAGCGGTCTCGGCAAACTCAGGAATATCTTCCGTGACGGCCCACGAGACGAGCCCTTCGGTCAACAGCATGTCGTGCAGGCCCTGGTATTTCACCGCGACGAGTTGATCGTCCTCGGGCTCTACAGGCTCACCGGACGCGAGTAAGCTCGCCTCTTGAAGCGCAGCGACGCGAAGCTCGATGGGGGTCATCGGTCTTTTTCATCCGCCTTCGCTTTGTCGGCAGCTTTATCAGCCTTTGCGTCGGACTTTTCGTCCTTGAGATCGAACTTGGGACCGACCGCTGCTGAGTCGCGCCGATAGCCGGGGGTCCTGTTCAGCTTCTCAGCCAGCGCGTCGGGCACCTCGACCGAGACACCCTTTTCCATCACGAATACGCTGCCGGGGGACAGCTCGATCGTCTTGCGTTCGGCGACGCCCACGTACGTGAATTTCATTTCTCATCTCCAAAGAAAGGGCCGTGGAGGTCCGGCCCTATTGATCTCACTTCTGGCAAACGAACGACACGTTAAGCGTCGCCGCTGCCGGGGTCGTCGCCGCCGTCGTCGTGGTGACTTTTGCCAGCGTCTTTGCCGTCAGCGTCTGTGGGATGATGGGCAAGTACGTTGGGGTAGCGAGCACCCCGGCAATGATGCCGGTCGCCACATCGGTCGAGCCGACGGTGACCTTGTGGACGAGCGCCGATGCTGCCATCGATGCTGACGGTACGAAGTGCAGCCCAAAGACTTTGCAGGGCGGCAGATAGCCGAGCTCCATCACGTCTGCGGCTTCGTTCTGTGTGGTGCTGTACGCCACCGAAAAGGGGACCAGGAACTGCCCCGCCGGCAGTTCGAAAGGAACGTCGAGTGAAAGAGCAACCGTAGTTTCGCCAGCCATTGAAGTCTCCTAGAAAAGCAATTGATTACGCGAAGGCGAAGTAGCCCGTGACGACGCCGTTCTGTCTTGGGGTCGTGGTATCCGCGGCGCCAACGCCGAAGTACAGCTTCGCAACCTGGTCAAGCATCTTGATGCCCGCGCCGTTGACTTCGCCGTAATCGTCGACATCCGTGATGACCTTCGAACGCAACGCCAGCGCGTAGCCCAGCGCCTGAGCGCCGACCAGGTATCCCGGAGCGACCGAAGTCGTGCCGCCCGCGCCAGGCGTGCCGGCTAGCGCTGCGATTTCGGGCACTTCCTTGATGATCAGGCCATCGCCGATCAGATCGCCGCCGGTGAACAGCGGGTTGCTGTCGCCCTTCGCCTTGATCCACGCCTCGCGGTTGAGCTGGGCGAGCGCGGTCTGCGCCTGCCGGAAAAGCTTGGTGGGCAGGAACACGACGTACCACTCCTCATCGTCATTGACCTTGATCGGCCGAACGATCGGGTTGGCGGCTTTCGCTAGGTCTTTCCACAACTTCAGGTTGGCGTCGTTGATGATGTCCGCCGTCGTGTCCAGCGCCGTGATGCCGGTCGCGTGTACGGTCTGTGCACCCGACGCGCCGAACAGCACGCGGTCGAGGTTGTTGTTGAGCCACGTGTTGCGGTCGGTCGAGTTCGCGTCTGCGTACGCCTGATGCGTCAGGCCGTCCGTTGAGATGGACCCCAGCGCCGCGATGATGCGATCACGGAAGTAGGTCTTGAAGTTCATCTGCAGGATGGCTTCGCGCGCTTCGACCAGGTCGATGGCCGAGAACTGCTTGTCCGACTCCCACACCGTCACGGCGAAGCGCGACAGGGCGATGGTCAGCTTGTTCGAGCGGAGGTCCATCGACGTCTCATAGCCCTTGAGCGTCTGATAGCCGGTGCGGATACCGCTATTCGCCACCGTGGCGCCGAGCTGGTTGACCAGGTAGATGTACACCTGATCGCCGCGGCCTTTCTCCAAGTCCTCGACCAGTTGAATGGGCGAGTTCTCGGACGTGCCCATGAACTTCGAGAACTTGTTAGTGCGGATGAACTCGGTGAAGAATTTCTTCTGAAACCGAATCACGCGGTCGTTAGTGGGAATGACAGTCTGCATTTCATTGCTCCAAAGGTTGAATTGCAGACGGGCATAAAAAAACCCGCTCTAGGCGGGTCCTTCTCACGATCTGCAATCGGGTTATTTGAATCTGACGATCTTCTTCAGGTCGTCGGGGTCGACGTCGGCAGCCTTGGGCGTGCCGGACTGTTCGGAATTGAGCGAGCGCGGGACGACTGCGAGTTCTTTCTGAGCGTTCGTCAGAGTTGCGACTTGAGCCTCAAGCGCCTTGTAACGGGTCTCTAACTCCGTGTACTTGGCTCTTTCCTGTGCAGTGACCTTGTCGCGATACTTCCCGATATCACCGCCCACGTCGGCCAGCTCTCCGAGTCGCTTGCCTTCGCGGTAGATGAAATCCAGCTGATCCGGTGCGTTGTCCGCCTGGTACTTCAAGACGGGGTCGTTCTGTGCGGCCTTCAAGAAGGTCATCACAACGTCGTCGAAGTCAGGCTTGTCCGCCTTCACCAGCCGCAACTGCAGATCGAAAACCTGCTTTTGCAACGGCTCGACGTATTCGGAAACGCGCTCGGAAATGCCCTTGTCCTCATCGTCGAAGACTGAGGTTTTTGGCTTGTTGGCGGCCTCCGGGTCTCTGCGTCGCGCTCTCTCGGCGAGCAGCGCGGACAGCGGCACCATCGGCTCTGATTTCTCGGTCTGGGTCTCTGCAGGCTTTTCAGCCTTCGGGGCAAAGCGGCCGGACTCATCACGCTCGCGCGCTTTGGTCTCGGCTGCTGCCTCGGTCTCTGGTGTCGGCTCTGTCTTGGGTGTCTCTGCCTTCGACTCTGCTGCAGGCGGCGCAGGTTCGGCCGGAGCCGTTTCGCCCTTGTTGAATGGCGAGTCACCCAGAATGCTCGAAATGCTCTCTACTTCGTCCATTGCTCTCTCCGTTACGTGGAAGCTACGAAACGCCCGAGACGGCGGCGACCCGATTCAAACGCCCGTTAGAGCCGGCGACGCTCAATTCACTGAAACTTGTGTCTTCGCTGCAGGCTGACCGGTTTGGGGAGAGGTGAACTCTGCGACCTTCACCGAAGCGTCAACCTGACTTTCAACCGTGGCGGCCTCTGACTTGGAAGCCTCAGCCACTGTCTTACGAACCTGGGCTTCCTTTAGTGCGACCTCAAGCTCGCCCAGCTTCGCCTGCATTTCGGCCATCTGCTTCGCCATCGGATCGTCAGCGCCCGACAACTGATCCATGATCAGTTTCTTGGTTTGCGAGCGCAGCTGCGATGCCGTGATCAGCGCCTTCGGCGGAATCTGAACCTGTCCGGACTCCGCAAGGCGTACGATCTTCTCGAATTCCTCAGCTTGCACCGTGATGGTGTCCGGCGCCTCATCGATGATGATATCGACGTCCATTTCTGCGACGTTGTTCTTCAGCTTCGGCTTGCCGTTCTCGATGACCGGCTGCTGCATGCGCGGATCGGCAGCCATCTGCTGCACCATCGCCTTTTTCTGCTCGTCCGGCATGTTCTCTTTCTGCAGCTGCTCCGCTGCCATGTCGCCCACGAGCACCGGCTGATTCAGGCCGACGAATCGGACGTTTTCCTCGTCGTCAGTCACGCGAATCCACATCTCGCCAGTCCAATACTGTCGAATGCGGTTCCATGCGTGGCGGTACATGCGCAGCTTCCACGAGCGGTGCGCGTTCGCGAGCGGCGCAATCATCAGCGAGCCGGCCTGCTGGTCGAGCTGCTTCGCGCGCCCCGACAAGTCGCCCGTCTGTCCCTGCAGCGCTGCATTCGGCCCGGTCGCGCTCAACTGCGCGTCGGTGTACTGCAGCAGCTGGAACTGGCCCTGTGCCATGTCCAGATTGGTGATGATCTCCGACTTCATGCCAGGCGTGTACTCGATCACGCCGTCAGGCTTGTGCAGTTCGTTGCGCGCCTTATTGATGTCCGGAAATGCGCCCCTCTCTGTGTGCAGCTGCTTCGTGTTCAGCAAATGCAGCATCTTCGAGTGACGCTTGTTGTGTGCGTCCTGAAGGTCAAGCCAGCGCTTGACGTTGCCGTACGGATTGCCGTCGCGATCCTTGTAGGTCGCCTGCAGCTCGATGCAGCAGTCGGGCTCGCCGTCCTCGTTCTTGTAGTTCGACGGCTCAGGGCCTTCGAGGTAGCCGCCAACAACCCACACGGCGCGCATCCACTTGCCCGCCTCGCGGTAATACGTCGTGAACGCCTGCACGCGCTTTCGCTTGCCAGAGATGACCGAGAACCGAGGCTTGTCCTCGAATGTGTCGCCTTCGGTCAGCGATTCACCGGAGAAACACGCATCAAGGATGTCCGCCTTTCCGGGCCATTCAAGCTTGGCCTTGCTCAGATCCATCCATGTGAAGAATCCGCGGTAGCTGGCGTCCGAGAAATCCAGCTCGAGGGAATGCGGGTCGTAGTACAGACGATCCCAGCGAATGCGTTTCATCCTGACGCGCGCGTACTTCCCTTTGCGCTTCTCGATGATCACCTCGCCCGCGCACAGTCCCTCGACTATCAGGTTCTCATGGGCTGCGGTCGTGACTTCGGTGAACGAGTTGTCATCCTTGACGTAGCGCAGCGCATCCGTCGCAGCGTCCGCGGCCTTCTCATGCTCAGGCGTGCGCGGGTATGCCTTCGGGTCGGTGCGCGTCTGCTGCTCGATGCCGGTGAGCGTGTCGCACTTGTCCTGAATCTTGTTGTCGATGACGGGCGGCTGCTTGCGCCTTTTCAGTGCCTTCAGCTCCTCCTCGGACAGCTGATCGCCGTCTTTGTAGTCGCGGCACCTTTCGGCCAGCGCGCGGGCGGCAGACGTAGAAGTAGAATAGTCGCGGAATTCCTGAATGCGCTCTTCGAGACCGTCGTCCGACTTCTCTACGCTACTTTCCAACTGTCTTCATCCTGTTCGTCGTGTCCGCCGTAGTCGTGCCTGTTCGACTCAGGAGGAGACTTGTTGAAACTGATCCACGGCCGCGACATGCAGGCGTAGCGCGTTTCATCGGGCGCGTGGTCCTCGCCATCGGTGTCTACGTCCTCCGGTCTGGATGAATCGTGCTGAAGCGCTGGCAACGTCCTGATGGTGTGCGTGCAGGTGCTGAAGAAGTACAGCATTGGCCTGCCATCAGCGCCCTTGAGTCGCGCGCGCGTCTGATCCCAGCCGCCGAGTGCACCGGCCTGCGCGACACGCTTGTTGTCGGCCGGTCGAAAGAGCACGCCCATGCGGTGCGCAATGCTCGGTCCGCCGTTCTCAGCAAACGCCGAGGGATCGAGTACACCGCCCTCTATGCGCTCGTCCTTTGTCTCGCGCTTCAAAATGCCGGCGCCTACTTCCTCTGCCGTCAGTTTCAGTCCGACGTTCGGAATGAACTCGCCGCGCGCGTCGGTGGCGATGCCGTACCACTCGCGATATTTGACCAGGGCGCCGCGCGGGAACTGCGGCAACTCACCGTCTGAGACCGCGTACCAGCCGACCGAGAACGGCTTGGCCGACCCCCAGTCCATGGCGCGAAAGCGTGTCCAGTGCTTCGGCAGTGCCACGGGCTGCACCACGTGCTTGTCGGTGGAGAACTCCGGGAAGAAAGCACCTTCGATCGCGTCCCAGTCGCCTTTGAGCCAGGCGTTGACCAGCTGCGCGCTGCCGACCAGATACAGCCGGTTGATGTAGTCCGGGTCGCTGTGCAGCAGGACTCTGTTGTTCTCCAGCCTGCTCGGGATGAACACGAACCGGTGTTCCTTGCCGTTCGGTAACAACCGCGTCAGGACCTTCATACCCAACGGTGCCGGGTCGATGTAGCGCTGCTTGATCCACCCTTGCCCCGGACCGCCGGGGTTGCCGGTCAGCATCAGCTGCGTGGGTACGCCGTGCGCGCTGCGAAGCACGCCGTTGATGCGATCGATCGGACGGGAGTCAGGGTATTGGCCGGCCTCCTCGACACACGCGTCCGTGAGGTTCTGGCCCTGGTACTTCTCCGCATCCTCGACGCGTTCGAGCGGACGGAAACGCAGGCGACCGCCCCACGGAAAGCGCCAGGTCTTTTTCTGATCAAGCCACGTCGCGCCGAGCTGGCCGTAGATCTCCGCGCTGCGCTCGATCGCATCGTCGAGCATCGGCAGTTCGCGGCGGAAAAATACCGCGTTGAAGTGCTTGCCATAGCGCTTTGCCTTCAGCGCGTACTTGCCGATTACGCCATCCGTCTTGCCACCACCGCGTGCGCCACCGTAGAAAAGCTCCGGGAGCGGGCAGTCGATCAATGCCTTCTGCGGGCCGAGTTGAGGTCGCCAGACGATTTCAGTTGACGGGTCGCTCGTACTGTTCGGCCCACTGCTCTTCGGTGAGGGGTTTGTCTGTAACGTCACGCTGCCCCACCTCGCCGCTGTGTTCCACTGCCGTCAGGTCCGGCAGCTTCTTGCGCAACAGCACCTCGATCGCCTTGACCTGGACGGAACTCAAATTAACTTCTTCGTTGTGGTCGCCCTTCTCGCCAAGCGCGAACTTCTGCAGTCGTCGTAACAGCTTCCCCGTGCGGATTCGCTCCCGTACGCGCTCGGGATACTGTAGATTTTTGCGAGCTGCCATTACCGTTCCCTCACGTAGATTCGCATCGTCTTGTCGAGCGTGCGACCGCCGGGGGTCGTGACGATACGATTCACAACGCGATAGGTTCGGCCAGCGTCGCCGCCACTCAGGAATATTTGCGTCAAGCTGACGTCGTTCGTGCTGCTGACTTCTGTCAGCCCATCAGGCAGAGAAAACGTGCTTGACTGGATCGTGTCGCCGTCCAAATCCATGACCCAGTTGAACGCGAAGTCCTCGATCGAGTCAGGGTCTTTGATGAAGTCCGGGCTTACGGCATCGTCGTCGAACGGGTCACCGTAGTCACTCATCGTCTGCGCCTGTCGTGTACGAGAAGGGTTCTGCCGCGCGGCGTCCTGATCGTGGACGGCGTCGACGCAGTGCTATCCATGGTGCCGGTCGCTGCAAAGATCATTGCGCTCGATCCGCCGATCGGCTGATCGGATCCGGGGACCATCGTCAGCGTGAATAGCACCGGCGCTATACCTAGCAGCGCACCGGTGCCTTGAGGCGCAGCTAGTCCGTCGAGCGTGAGCGCGACCGCGCCCGTGATGGCACCGGAAGCGGTGCCGACGATGGGGCCACTGGGCGTAATCGCGATCGCCGCGGTGCCAGCCAGAGTACCGGCGCCGCGCAGTAACCCGGCACCACCGAAGGCGAAGCTTGCCGCGCCATCGAGTGGCCCCGTACCGCGCAACACGCCGATGGGCGTGAAGATGATGTCGCACTGGCCGCTGACCCCTGCCTCTGTTGCCAGAGACATGACGATTATGCGGTTCTGATAGGGGGTGAAGTCGTAGGGGGCGGGATACCACCGCCGCGGCTGCGCCATCCGCAGCGCCGTCGGGTATCCCTGCGCGCCGCCCATGTCGCCAGCGCCGCCGAAGACGATCGCGCACACGCCAGCTGCGGCGGCTGCACCACTCTGCGAAGTGGTGGCATCGAATGTCAGGGCAGACGATCCGACCAGATTAGGGAGGCCGGCGACCGCATCGCCTGTGATGCCGATCGAACACGAGCCCGCCAGCGCACCCGACCCGCTTATCGCGCCGGTCGGCGTGATCGTGATGCCAGCGGCGCCGCTGGCAGCGCTCGCAACCGCCAGCAGCAGGAAGATCGGACTCGGCTTGACGCGATAGTCAGCCGGCCGGCGGAAAATCCAGCTCATTGCAAGCGCGCAGCGGCCTCAGCCGCATTGGCAATCTTCGACCAGTGCGCAGTCTCACCCGCGGCATTGCGCGCTTCCTTGCCGTGCACGCGCAGCCATTGCGCAATCTGGAATGCGGCCTCGTATGGGATATCCATAGACGTTCCGCCGATCGTAACGACAACGATGGTGCCGTTCGGGATAGCGCTTGCGCGCTTTTCGACCGGCGGCGGCTTCGCGGCAAACTTCGATTGCTTCACCGCGTTGGCGTCGACCATCGAGCCCGCCATGCGGTAGCGGTGTGTATCGTTACCGTCCGCTCGCTTTGCCACTCTGCCTGCAGCCATCATTTGCGCAGACAGCTTCAGCGCCTTGTCGAATTCCAGCGACCATGAAAGGTTGCCGACCTGCACGACAACCAGCTCGCCGGCCTGCGCGATTTGGACGAACGTTGCCTGATACATCAGCAGAGCGTCGGTCGGTTCAGGATTCGAAGCACTGCCAGTCCCTTTCTTTTACTTCGACGACGCGCAATCTTCCGATCGGGTTGGTCGGAAACAGACCACATACGGCATTCCCCCACTTGTTGACCACTGTGATCACATGTCCCGGATACTCGCGCGCAGCACAGCTCATGACGTATTCGTCAATCGCGTGGGCTTTGTTGCTCCAGTCCATCAGTCGAGCGTCACGTCGAGCGCGCCAGCCGCGAATGACGGCGTGATGCCGCTCGACACCGCAAGCGATGACGTGAGAGCGCCCCAGAGAAACAGGTTGCCGGTGCCGCTCACGTCCGAGCCGATGCCAAAGTGCGTCTCGGACTCGCTGCCGCCGGTCGCCTGCGGGAAGTTGATCGCGCCGTCGTTGTCAGCAACACCCGAGGCCACCGTCCAGCCAGACGTTGATCGCACAACGGACACGCGCGCGTAGCTCGTATACGCGGACTCAGAAGTGGTTTGCGTGCCTGTCTCGTTCGGGTTCGCCGTGTGCGTCGAGATGTAGAACACGCCTGCGGTCGTCGAGCCGCGAAGGCCCGTCGCATCGCCGACGTTGGCGCAGTTGGCGTTCTCGAAAATAAGTGATAAAAGTCCGTTCTCGAAGTTGTTCGTG